TAATACTGATACATTGACAGGAATCTCTGGATATCTTGGAGATGTTAAAAGACAATTAGATAGAATGGATGCAGACTTGGAAACAAAAGCAGGTGAGGATACAAATGCGGGTAAGGTTTTAACACTTACTGATGATGAAGTATTGGATAATGTGGTTGGTGGAACTCGCTATAAGACTAGTCAGAGAGTTGGTACGGAGTTTAAAGATAGTCTTGATAGTGGAAGATCAGTAGCGTCAGGATTTACTACTTCAATGGCTTCTGGTCAGGGTTTAACAGTTGATATTGTAGTTCCTAGAGGTGGTCTTGGTAGAACAGGATCAGGATCAATAGATTTCACATGGGTGAACCAAGGAACAGGATATACAAATGCTAATGCAGTTGTTTGTAATGGTGGAACGGGAACAGGTATGAAAGTTAATATAATAACATCAGGAGGAGAAATTACTACTATCTTTACTCATACACAGGGAGATGGATATAGTAAAGGAGATGAACTTACTATTCAGTCTGGTAATTTTGATGCTAAGTTTACTCTTGATGCTGTATGGGGTCCAATTGTTCCTGCTGGAGGAGAACCTGGTGGAGTTACTTTGAATCAAGGAGGTAATGGGTATGTTGATGGGGATGTTTATACTATTCTAGGTGGTAGTGATGATGCTACAATTTTAATTCTTACAGTTAATGATGTTGGTGATGTAGAAGCAACTAGTGGTTCGAGTGGGGGATCTAAACCACAAAAACTTGGTAATATTAATTTGAATATTGGAAACATAATGGGTAATATGACTGCTGCTCTTAACTTTGAAAATATGAAAACAAATATATTCCCATTTGAACTGCCAGCAAACCCTGCTGTTTCTGATCTATACACATTGGCAAGTGGTGGAGAAGGAAAACCTGATACTGACATCCCAAGTTTTCCTTCAGTTGGGGATCTTATTAAAAAAGGAACTTCTTCTATTGCTAAAGAGGCATTACCTTTTGCTGAACCTACTCTTAAGAAAACTGTTTCATTAATAAAAAATCAACAAAGTAGTAGTGGTTCAAGTGGTAGTACAAATAATAATTCGACTGGTTCAAGTAGTGCTTCAGGTGCTTCTGGAAGTTACTAATAAATACTCATTATGGCAGATAATAAACCCACTCTTAATATTTTTACCGCACCGACGAAGGATGATATCAGGGTTGGTTATATTTCTACGGATAGAGGATTTGTAGGTGGAATTACTATTTGTGAGGCAAATACTTATGCTAAAGCAAATCCAGGTACGGTTTTTATTCTTAGAAACAGAGAGAATATAAAGTATATTGGTATTAATGAAGTAAATCAATTAACACCGAATGATATAGATGTAATTGCAGATGATTGTGGTGGAATAAAGGTAGATAAAACTTGTAATGATGATCCCAAGGTAATATTTTCAGGTGGTGGTGGGATAGGTGCAAAAGCAAATCCTGTGATACTAGAAGATGGAACGATAGCATCTGTAGATGTAGTTGAGGGTGGGTTTGGATATCAATTTGAACCAATAGTACGTATTAAAGATCCTTGTGGGGTAGGTGCAGGTGCTGTTGCTACTGCTATAATGGAAGAAGAATATAGTCAATTTGTTGTGTATGATGATGAAGAAGATTTTGAAAACTATGAAATATGCCAAGAAGATGATGTTGAATATGGTAAAAGATATGGTGCTGATGGTAGTGATATTGGAGAATGGAATCCATCACTCTACATTGGTGATCAAGAGGATCCATTTTTAAAACAGGTAGATGATTACATTGCTTTCCTACAAAAAAATCAAAATCCTTTTTGGACTAGTAGAACCGAATTACCTTTAAGAGTAACCTCTGCAGGAAAAAATACAAGAGCAAAATATGATGTAAGTCACTGGGCATGGGCTGCTAAAGTAGATCCTAAAGGTAAGTATGATGAAGCAGCAGATTCTTCTAAAGGAAATATAGTAAATGATAGAGTCTGGATGAATGGTCAATTATGGAGAACAGATGTTGATACCTTTATGAATAGGTATGCTATATCACCAATACCTATGTCCAATGCTAAGGACACTCCTGGTCAAGAGTATTATTTTGAATGGGATGTTGAGTTTCCTCATGCAGGTGAATATACTTTCAAGATACAGTGTGATAATAGTGGATCACTTTACGTTGATAATAAACAGATAGCAACATATCAATTAGGATCTGGTGGTGCTGCTGGTAATGTATTATCTCCTCCTGAAGAAACCAAAGTAAATATTTCAGAAGGTGGATTTAAAAAAGTTAGAGTTGATGTTACTAACTTTGCTGTTAAGAAAAAGGTTGCAAAAGCACAACAGTTAAGTGATTTTCCAACAAGTAATTCTGTTGATTTTAAATTATCTACAGCATCATTATATGGTGCAACTGCATCTATTCAGGGTTTGGATGTTAGTATTGAGAAATCATATGGTGCTGATAATAATGTAACTGAATCTTTTACTAGAGATGTTGAGTTTGGAAAAATATATGATGTAAAGTTAACTAGTAACACTTCTAGAGTTGAGAATGTTCCTATCACAAACACTTCTCTTGAATTTACAGGATTGCATCCAGCAAATAATCCAATCACAGTTATTAATGGAAAGCAATTAGCATTGAGAGATGGTGATGGTAATGATACTAACGCATCCTTTACAATTAACGGTGGAACAGCAACCTTCTCTGAGGATGGTAGAAGTATAAAGGGAACAGGTAATGTTAATCTTACATTATCTTGGAATGATGCAAGAAGAGCTGGTCGTTCTATAGACAGAATTAAGATAGGTTCTGCTGAATGGTTGAGAAGTGGTAGTAGTGGTAGTGTGACCCGTAGTGTTGCTTTGGGTGGTGGTATTCAAAGTCTTGGTGGTGATAATACTGCTAACTCTAAGTTAAGAACAAAAGGTCAGAACGTACTGCAGATGGAGGATTTTACTGATGGTTCTTGGGATGATGTAATTATCTTAGCAAGTCAGGGTAGATTTTTTGATATCAATGGACTTACCTGTAAGTTTACTTTAGGTGAACCACCAGCAACCACAGGTCAATCGACAGAAAATCAAGGAGAATATAAAAAGATATTTAATAGTTTAGATTCTATTGGTTCTGCTAATATACCATTGTGGAGAATCAATCCTCTACCAGCATCTAAAAAACAAAATAGTTCCGAAGGATTTTTAAATCTTTATGGGATATCTCCTTTTGATACTTCTATTACGCATGATACAAATTATCCTGGCACACATACTATCAAATGGACTAATGTAAACTTCCCTGTTTCTGGAGAGTATGATATAGGTATTGCTGTTGATGATAGTGTAACTTTAAAGATTGGAAATGAAGTTAATATTTTTAAGGAAGGATTTATACCAGGAACTAGTAATTACACAGGTTCTAGTTTGTATAGAAGATTCATACCTGCAGGAAATTATACAATTGAAGCAGATTTAAATCAGATTCCTGGTGGAAGATTTGGAATTGCTCCTGGTAATAATCCAATGGCTCTTGCCATCAATATTGCGACTTCATTTAAAGAAGTTGAGGAAGTTGATCCTAAATCTTGGAATGAAAATCCTGTTGCGATTGCAGTGTCTATTGATGCCCCTAATCCACCTATTCCTCAAGAACCTGAACCAATACAAGAGGGTAGATGTCCACCTAATCCTTATTGGACAACAAGATTTGCTGGAAATCAGCAGTGGCATCCAGTATCATTTGATAGTTGGAGTAACTTTAAAAATCGTCATGCTATGTCTCCCATTCCACCATATTCTACAGAGAATACTTCAGGTGGTGGTAAGAAGTATACAGGAACATGGGATATTGATGTACCTTATGATGGATTCTATAAGTTAAAAGCAGAAGCAGATGATACTGCTAAGTTTTGGGTAGTTCCAAGAGGAGATTCTTTATCAACTCCTACTTTGAATGTAAATGGTACTGTTGGAGTCAATACTTCAAGTGTTATGGTAGGACTATCAAGTGGTCCTCATCAAATAACTGTTGAAGTAGAAAATGTATTCAGAGGAACCACTGATGTATTCTCTAATGAAACAATTAGTCAAAGGGTTTTTAGTACTATTGGATGGGGAGCACAAGGAACAAAGACACAGATTCAACAATCTAATGAGGTTGAATTGGTATACGTTGGATTAAATGCTGCCAACAAACCAATTAGAGTAACTAATAATGGTAAGACAGTTGAATTAAAAGATGGTCATGGTAATGATGCTAATGCTTCATTTAATATTACTAGTGGAGATGCTAAGTTTTCTGATGATGGTAAAAAAATAGAGGGTAGTGGGACTGCTACAATAGTATTAACATGGAATGATAGAGAAAGAAGTCATGGTGTTGCTATAGAGAGTATTAATATAGGTGGTACTAAGTGGACAAGAAAGGGTAGGAGTGGTAGAGAGAGTAATATTGTTGACATTGGTACAAAGGTTGTAGAAATTACTAATGGAACTGGAACTGGTACTACTAGAGATGGTGTAACCTATTCTGGTCCTGAACTATTTCATCTTCCTCATAGTTCATGGGGATCTTTTATGAATAAGTCTTCAGTCTCTCCTAATAAATTGAAACCAGATTCACCTGTTGTTAATTACACTTGGAGTAATATTGATTTCCCTGAAGATGGTGAATATGAAATCGCATTTCAGATGGATCATTCGGCAACTCTTTTCCTTGATGGTGAGCAAGTTGGAACTAATACTTTTAAAGGACAAGATCTTGCTGGTAGACATAAAGTAGATTTTACTGGCGAGGCTAACTTTAAAACAATAAAAGTAAATAAAGGAAAGCATACTCTTACAGTAAAACCAACTGTTTATACAGAAGCATCTGGAGGTCCGATAGGATTTATAGATGCTTTGTTCCAACAATCTGCTAATTATATTTGGAATGATAATCCTAGTGGGTTTGCTATTGAGATTAGAAAAAATATTACCATAAGAGAGAAAGTATCTTCAGGAAAAGCAAAATCTTGGATGGATAATCCTGTATCTGTTGCTGGACTTTTGATTCCTCCTCCATGTCCAAAACGTGTAAAGGGAAAGGGTGTAGTAAAAGAAGTTGAAGTTGTTGATCCAGGAAATGGATTCCCTGTGACAGGAGGACCAGGATATCCTGTTGCTTTAGAACTTACAAAAATTAAAATAGATGATCCTGGTATAAACTATGGTCCTGATGATGAGGTTATTATTACTGGTGATCCTGGAGATCCTGTGATACCTCCATTCAATCCCCCTCTTGGTAATTTTGGAGTGGTTTTAGAAATACCTGTTACAGGTGCTGGATTTACTACTATTCCTGATGTATCCATAGCAACTACAACTGGCACGGGGTTTAGAGGAACTCCTGTTTTTACACCCATCAGAGATCCGCTAGATATTCCTCCTGATAGATTGATTCAGGTTACTGATCTAGTTGGTCTAAAGCAGACAGGATATTATGATGGAAGACCTTACTATGGTGCTGTTTTCTATAAAGAGGGTGTCAGGTATGCTGGATATTATGAGACTGCTGGACAACTTATACAAGTCTATGATACACTACAAGAGAGTATTGATGCACAAGTTACTACTTCTCCATCAGCGATTCAGAGACAGGGTACAGATGTTAATAGTAATAATCCAAGACTTAATATTCCTGGAACACCAGACAACCTTATTTCTTAGAGGTAATTATAAATGAGATCCGTTAATTCTAAACCTAATCGTACAGGTGCAGGAGCAAAGTTAAATTATACAGAGGTTGGACTTGGTAATGATAAAGGAGCAATTAAATTTGGTCATCTTCATAAGAAAGGTGATGTAACTGCTGGTGTTCTACTTCAGACACCTGATGCAGAACATCAATTGTCTTTAGATATTGATACACCAAGAAAAGGATGGACAACTTCAACAAGTCCTGGTGTTTTTCAAGTAGAATGTGGAAGTTCTATGAAAGAACCAGAGAATACTATGATATTGACTGCTGTAAATGGAGACATATCTATTAAGGCATCTAATGGAAAGATAAGATTGCAAGGAACTGATATTGAATTGACTGCAGTTGGTGGAGGTGGTTCTAAAGGTAATATAAAATTAACTTCTACTGAAAATGTTAAGATTGAATCTAAAAAAGTACTTGTCAATGCAACGACAATGTATAAAATTGCTAGTTCGCAGCAAGGACAAATTGTTGCTAATGGTACATTAGAATTGTATGGAAATGTAATTAAAGGAGTTACGGCTGCTGTTCAACAGAAAGATGTTAAGGTCAGTGGATTTAGAAAAATGTTTAAAGATCAGAATCCTGATAAAGATGTATCAAAATCACAATAGGAGGAGGAAACAATGAAATTAGATGATGCACAAGTAGGAGGACAACTTTTAGTAGGTACTGGAGTTTATCGTGCTATTAAACAAGGACCAGAAAGAATTAATGGTTCTGCTGGAATTGAGGGACCAGTTGTTATGGGAGCACCACTTACCTTTGGTGATAGTGAGGCTACTTTAATGGTTGGTCCTTGTCTTAATGATGATCCTGATAATCAAACACCTTATAGTAGTTTGGGGGTTTCTGGTACTACTCCCACTGCACTTAAGACGAAGGGTAATACTTATATTGAAGGTGATTTATATGTTACTGGGTCAGTTGATTGTCAGTCTACTGGTAGATTAGAAGCAAGACATGTTAAGGCAGATAAATCACCTAAGTTATTTGATATGGAGCATCCTTCTCCTGAAATGAAAGGATACCGTCTTTCTCATGCTTGTATAGAAGGACCAGAGGTTGGTGTATATTATAGAGGTAGACTTAGAAATCAAAAAGAGATAATACTACCAGACTATTGGAAGGATTTGGTTCATATGAATAGTATTAGTGTTCAGTTACAACCTATAGGTGCTCATCAAGATATTATTATAAAGAGATGGGATATACAAAAGATTTATCTTCAGTCCAAGAGTGGTATACCAATAGATTGTTTCTATCATGTGTATGCAGAAAGAAAGGATGTGAATGGTCTTATAGTTGAATATGAAGGTGAGTCTTGTGAAGATCATCCTGATAGAAAAGGTGATGATCCCAAGTATGCTGATACCATGAATACTAGAACCATTTGACAAAACCAAATAACGTGCTATGATACATACAATGAACCACCTGTATCAATATGGAAGATGAGTACCTGTCTAAATGTGTGGTGGACACATTAAAAAGAACTTTTTATCTTTATTCTAATGAAGGTGATGAAAAAGTTGTTAGATGTGACACGGTAGAAGAGTTCATGAGTGTACTGGATGTGGTAAGAACTACTGCTCCTGATGACGTAGTAACCTACACTGATCCCCTCTGAGGGAAAAACGACTTTTAATTCCAAAAAAGTCGGAAAAAAATCCCCCCAATTTTTTTCGCACGTTAGGTTTTGCATGGATTTGTTCAATGATAAATAATCCATAACAAGAACTATAGTGTTAATAAGATGGGTCTCTCCAGATTAGATAATTTTCTAAAGTCGGCACGAGGAACTATTCTCTATGTCAATCCAAATGATTTGGATGCAACAGATAGTATTGAGAACCGTGGTAATTCTTTAACTCGTCCATTTAAGACAATTCAAAGAGCGTTAATCGAATCAGCAAGATTTTCATATCAGAAAGGATTGGATAATGATAGATTTGGTAAAACGACAATATTACTATACCCTGGCGAACATACAGTAGATAATAGACCTGGTTTTATTCCTGACGGTGCGAATACTTATAAATTAAGAAACGGACAGACAAGTAATGATTTACCTCCTTATGATTTAACGACCAATTTTGATTTAGATTCATCTGCAAATGAACTTTATAAGTTAAACAGTGTATATGGTGGTGTTATAGTTCCTCGTGGTACTTCTATTGTTGGTCTTGATTTAAGAAAAACGAAGATTAGACCGAAATATGTTCCAAACCCAGAAAACACTAATATTGAAAGATCTTCTATTTTCAGAGTAACTGGTGGATGTTATTTTTGGCAGTTTTCTATATTTGATGCAAATCCAAATGGAAAGTGTTATGTAGATTATACTATCAATGAGTTTGTTCCTAATCTTTCTCATCATAAGCTAACTTGCTTTGAATATGCAGATGGTGTAAATGGTGTTGATATTAATGATACATTCCTAACCTTCTCTACAAGTCGTACTGACTTAGATATGTATTATGAGAAAGTTAGTCTTGTATACGGTCAGTCTTCAGGTCGTGCAATTGAACCAGATTACCCAAGTTCTGGTTTGGACATACAACCAAAAATTGACGAATATCGTATTGTAGGTTCTACAGGTAAATCTGTTGGAATTACTAGTATTTTCTCTGGAGATAGTGTAACTCCTACAACTACAATTACTGCGATTATATCAGATAGTACATTTACTGGATTAGACGTAGATACTCCGTTCCGTGTTTCTGGAGTTCCTGTAAGTGAATATAATGGTAAGTTTGTTGTAGCAGAAAGACCAAGTGATAGTAAAGTTGTATATACAATTCAGAATTCTCCACCTTCAGCAAATCCAACCGTTGTAGGTGCAACATTAACTTTATCTTCCGATACTGTTACTTCTGCTTCTCCATATATCTTCAACGTATCGTTGAGATCTGTTTATGGTATGTGTGGTTGTCTTGCTGACGGTAAAAAGGCAACAGGATTCAGATCTATGGTTATTGCCCAGTTTACGGGTATTGGATTGCAGAAAGATGATAATGCATTTGTTCTTTATAACAATGATAGTCCTCCTACTGGTCAATATGATGATAATACAGTTCCAGGTAATGAGAACTTAAGTACAAACTCAAAGGCAATCTATAAGCCTTCTTATAGAAACTTCCATTTAAAAGTTACTAATGATTCTGTTGTTCAGGCAGTTTCAGTATTTGCTATTGGATATGCAGAACACTTTGTAACTGAGCATGGTGGTGATATTTCATTAACCAACTCAAACTCTAACTTTGGTGCTGTTGCTCTATCTGCTGAAGGATATAAAAATAATGCATTCAATCAAGATGATAAAGGATATATTACTCATATTATTCCACCAAAAGAAGTTCCTCTTCCAGAAAGTTCTGTAGAATTTGAGTCAATTGATGTTAACAGGACTGGTACTGCTGTTGGTGTAGGTTCTACAGCACACTTATACCTTTATAATGCAACGAATGCTGATGTTCCACCTGAGAACGTTTTAGAAGGATATAGAGTTGGTGCAAAACCAAATGATACACTAAAAGTTATTCTTCCAACAGGAGGAACTAGCACAGAATATAGTGCTAGGATCGTAATGCCTGGTTCTACTTCCAGTTATGAGAAATCATTCAATGTTGATAGAAGTGCATCTGGTATAAACAGCATAGGTCAATTTAGTGATGGTGGATTCCAGAATGTAATTACATTAGATGCAGCACATACTTTCTTAACTGGTGAATCTGTTCGTATCATTGGTGATACTGGACAACTTCCTGATGGTCTTAAAGCAAATGATATTTACTATACTATTACTTCAGGTTTAACTACAAATACAAATATTAAACTTGCTAAAACACTTAATGATGCAATTGATGGTATTTCACTATCAATTAATGACAAAGGTGGTTTGTTGAAGATTGTAAGTAGAGTATCTGATAAGAACTCTGGTGATATTGGACATCCAATACAATATGATACAACCAATTCTCAATGGTTTATTAAAGTAGCAGATGATAATACAATCTATTCTAGAATAGTTGGTGTTGGTTCGACTGCGTTAGGAAATGCAACTCCTAGATCATTTATTACAAGAAAAACTGATGCAAGAAATGCTAATGATACAATCTATCGTGCGAGATATGTAATTCCTTCATCTTTAGGTGGTCAAGTTGCTAAACCACCAACTGATGGATTTATTGTTCAAGAGTCTAATACTTCTATTGGTTCTACTGATGGAGAAATTCAAACATACTTTGGAACAGGTTCTCTAACTAATGAAAATCAGCAGAGAAACTATAGATTTATTGCTGATGCTCAATGGAGTGGTAATCTTATAAATGTGCAGACAGAACTTCCTCACGATCTTTCTGTAGGTTCTGCTGTTGAACTTGTTAATGTTAAGAGTACAACTAATACAACTGGTGCTGGTAGTTCTGGATTTAACAACGATTATGTTGTTATTGGAATTAGTAGTGCAAAGAACTTTACCGTTGGACTAACAACTAATCCTGGTACATTTACAAATAACACATCTGCCAGAACCACATCTCTTCCTTACTTTAAGAGAAAGGAATATGATAACACATATTTCGTTTATAGACATGAAGAGTCTCAATCCTATATTCCAGGTGAACAGGATGGTGTTTATTACTTGACAATGTTGAATGCTTCTAATGCACCAACAGTAGCACCATTTACAGGAGAAAACTTCTCTCAACCGATTAAGGATCTTTATCCTCAAACAAATAGAGATAATCCTGTATCTGACCCATCTGAATCAAAATCATTTGCTACAGGTCAAACAATCGGAAATGTTGTTATTGATGATGTACAGAACAGTATTACAAAAGAGACTTTAAACAAGTATCTTAAAGATAGTAACACTGGTATTGGAATTACTAATATTACCTCTCAAACAGGAACTGCTCATACCATAACAACCATGTTAGATCATGGTTTGAATAGAATCACGAATGTAAGTATTGCAAGTAGTGGTCAAGGTTATGGTGATGGTTCAGGTGGTTCATACTACAACGCAGAGTTGGTATCTATTGGTTCATCTGTAACAGGTAAGAATGCAACTGCCAAGATAACAGTTGATGCTAATGGTGGTATCACCGCACTTAAGATAATGGATGGTGGTAGTGCTTATGGTATTGGTAATACTATGAATGTTGTGGGAGCACCAACTACTACTGGATATAGTCCTGCTGTTATACAAGTTGATGCTATTTACAATAACGTTGGTGATGTAGTTAGAGTTGCTGGTGTATCTTCTGAGTCATACTCTGGTTACAATAATCTTTATAGAATTACTGATATTAGTACAGGTGCTGCTACTAGTATTACTGTAGCATCTGCAGATAGCATATCTAACTTCTCTGAAACTGGAGTTGGAAATACATTAACACAAAGTTCTTATGTATATCAAACTGGTAATGCATTATCAGTATCTTCCTTTACTTATAATAAAACAACTGGTATTGGTATTGTAACCACAACTAGTGCTCATGGATTAAAGGTAGATAATAAAGTTAAACTTGCTGACTTTACTTTAGATTCAACTGGATATAATGGAAGTTTCGTTGTTACCGAGAATAGAAGTTTAACTTCATTCTCAGTTAATCTAGGAGTTGGAACATCAGAACCTGCAATGACTGGTTCTCCATTCATTTATCGTGAAGGATATGCATCTAATCAGGGTGTCATTACTCCAGATAATGAGAACTTAAATGGTAGAATGGTTCCTACTTATGATGGAACTACTACAACTCTATCTGCTGATGTTGTTAACGCAACAATAGATGAGGTTGCATTAACTGGAATTAATAACTTAGATGTTCATATTGGTGATTATCTATCTATTGATGATGAGATAGTTAGAGTTAAGACTACGACAGATTGTGCTCAAGCACCTGGTAATCAAGTTTCTGCTCTTAAAGTATTCCGTGGAGTTTTGGGAACTAAACCAAAAACTCATGCTATAGGTTCTCTTGTTAGAAAGATATCTGTAGCTCCAATTGAACTTAGAAGACACTCAATTATTCGTGCTTCTGGTCATACGTTTGAATATGTTGGATATGGTCCAGGTAACTATTCAACTGCATTCCCAGACAAGCAAGATAGAGATCTTACACCGAAAGAAGAGTTATTAGCACAATCTACTAGAAAGTCTGGTGGTGTAAACTTCTATACTGGAATGAATGATCAAGGTGTATCATTCAATGGTAATAAGAAGATAAGTGCATTTACTGGACAAGAAGAGATTATTGATACTCCTGTTCAGACAGTAACAGGTGAAGATATTGGTGATCTTCCTTCTATCAACGTCACAAACGCAACTGAAGTATCTGTTTCTCGTTCTATTAAGATTGAGGGTGGATCAGACAATAAAGTTATATCTGAGTTTAATGGTCCTATTATTCTGAATAATAAGTTAACCTCATTCTCTGAGAAGGGTATTGAGGCACAATCTTATTACATTCAAGGTGATCAAACAATTTCTAGAAAGCATACCCTTTCAAATACTCAACCTACATTATCAGGTAATCCTGGTGACATTGTTTATAATTCTGATCCAAGCGATGGTGGATATGTTGGATGGGTATACACTCAAGATAATGATTGGAGGCGTTTTGGTAATGTAAGTCTTTCAAGTAGTAGTGATGAATATATCTTTGATAAAATAGGTATTGGAACTACTTCTCCTGGATTAAATACACTCCAGATTAGTTCTGGTTCATCCTTAGTTGCTATTGATGGTGATGGTATTGGAATTGGAACCACTGCTAATGGATACAAACTACGTATCGAGGGTAATGCTAGATTTGATGGAAAAATTGCCGATAATGATGGAAACTTTGGAACTGCTGGTCAGATAATACAATCAACAGGTACAGGTGTTGAGTGGGTAACAAGTGGCGAATTAAATGGTTGGGAAAGAACTGCTGCTAACAACGGAATCTATAATAGTTCTCTGGACTTTGTTGGTATTGGAGTTAGCACTCTAAGTTACAACCTTGAGATTGGTGCAGTTGGAAGTGCTGCTACTACCATGTATGTAAATGGTAATGCACATTTCGTAGATCAAGTAAATGCTAATAATGTTAACATTACTGGAATACTTACTGCTACTGGTTTAGATCTAAGTAGCACAACTGGTACTGTTATTACAGGTATTGTTTCTGCTACAACTTTGAAAGTTGGTGCGGGTTCTACGGTATTCTTTACTGATAGCGATAGAATTGGAATTGGAACTCTAAGTGCTAGAGCAAAATTAGATATTGAAGGGCATACAAGATTTAAATCTTACTCAGAAAATGTTGGTACATTATCTGTATCAGGTGGAGATGTATCAGTTGATCTAAGTGTTGCTCAGTCATTTACTTTAACACCAAATCAGGCAGTAACTGCTTTAAGATTGCAGAATATACCTGACGATGCTTCATCATTCACGGTTAAAGTTGAGCAAGGGGGTTCTGCATATGCGGTTGATTTAGATAAAATACATGTTGGTTCAGGATCTACATGTATAGTTAAGTGGCCAGGTGGTATTGTTCCTACAGTAACTCAGGTTGCTAATAAAACTGATATTTACTCGTTTAAGATATTTGATGGTGCAAGTTTGAAATCAAGTCCAAGCACGAATGTGGTATATGGAATAGTAGGAGGTCAGAACTTCGTATAATGAAAAATAGTTTTACAAACAAGCAGACAGATTTGGATCTTAATGGTCCTTATCTGTCTTTTGGCACTCAACCACAAAGTGTCACGGGAATAGGAACAACTGTAGGAGGAACATCTGGTGCTACTGTCACAATGACAGGAATATCAACTACTGGATTCAATCCAACAGGAACAACTAGATTTAATCCTCCATGTATTGCTGTCATAGATGAGAATACGGGAAGTAGTCAATTTAGTGTTAATCAAGATTGGAATAATTTTTATGCA